GCGCGCCACCATCCCCAGTTGAGGTAGTTCTCGCCGATGTCGTCGCGGTCTGGTGGGGTGATGGGTGCGTCGCGCTCGAGGTGCCGGCCGGTGAGTGTTTCGTATACGGCGCGCCAGGCGGTGAGGTCGGCTGCGAGGGTCGGGATGATCGGCACGACGCGGCGGCTTGAGGATCGTTTCGGCGTTTTGATCTTTTGGTTGGCGTAGGCCTTGTCGATCGTGATGCCGTGCTCGGTGATGTCGCCCCAGGTGAGCGCGCAGAGCTCGCCGGGTCGGAGGCCGGCGTAGGCGAGCAGGCTGACGACGATGCGGTCGCGGTGTTCTGGGAGTGCGGCGCGGATCGATTCGACGTGTGCGGCGGGGATGACGGTGGCCGGCTGCACGCGGTGGGGAAGTTTTTTGGGTGCGGTCTCGCCGATGCACGGGTTGGATGGGATGCGTCCTTCGCGTGCGGCGGCGGTGAGGGCGGTGGACAGGACGCGCATGCTGGCGTTGGCGCGGTTGTTGGTGCATCCGTCCGTGACGATCCGGGCGCGCCATTCCCGGACTTTGGCGGGTCCGAGGTCGCGTAGGCGGACGCCGCCGATGTATGGGGTGATCCAGGTGTTGAGGATCTGGGACCGTTCGGCGCGTGTGCCGGTTTCCCATTCGATGCTGTAGCGCGTCCACCAATCGTCGAGCCATGTGTCGAGTCGGAGGCGTGATGCTTCTTTGACGCCGTGCGCGCCTTTTTTGGTTTCGGCGCGTTTGGCGGCGTCGAAGTCGGCGGCGTCGCGGCGGCTGGCGAAGCCGCGTTGTGTGTGTTGCCGGCCGTCTTGGCGCCATCTGACAAGCCAGTAGCCGGGCCGGCGTTCGTCTTGGTGAACGCTCATACCGGGCACGCCATGACGGAGTTGTCCCAGGCAACGATCCATTTGACGGCGCGCGGGTCATTGCGGTCACAATCGACCCAAGGGCAGCCGTCACCGTTCTCGTGCCAAAGATCGCCGATACGCAGGATGCGTGATCGACCGCATATCGCCTCTCCTGCGAAGCAGGCGACCTCCATGAAGCGCCCGAAACGTGGTTCGGGACGGTTACGCCATGCCGCAAATGCTCTGTTGCGACACGGGCAGTTTTCCACTTCGCGTTCTAACGCGAGCGCGGGAGCGTCCCAGCGGTAGTAGGTGCGGCGGATCTTGATGTCGCGAACGCGAGCGGCATCCATCCAGCCGTCGAAGTCGTAGGCGCGCGCGTATTCGATGACCACCGAATTGCTTGCGCCGGTCAACGTCGGCGGGGCGATAAACGCGAGCATCGGCTCGCCTTCCCAGTACATGTGGTCGCTGTCGCGTGGGTTCCATCCACGCGAGTCGATGGCGAGCGGGTCGATCGACGGCGCCGGCATCAGTTCGCCTCGTCGCCGGCGATCTGGGCGATGGTGGTGATGGCGCGGCGGTATGCGTCGGGTGCTTGGAGCTCGAGGTCGATGCCGTCGACGATTGCCCGCAAACTGGCGGCGTGGTCGTGGTCGTCGTCGCTCTCGTTGAGCGTGTAGCCAAGTTGGTCCTGGAACCTGTGGCCGACTGCACTGGCATCGGCGGCGAGTAGCGGGACGAGGTACTCGACGACGCGGCCAAGCGCGGCGTTGACGTTGGTGGCGGCGAGGATGTCGTTGACCGCTGCGCGGGCGGCGGCGGCGATCGCGTCCCAGTTGTAGTCGGTGAGTGCCCCTGATGGCCGGGTGAGCGCGGCGGCGAAGCCGATGTCGTGGCATTCGCTGAGCGCGAGGGTGGCGAGGATCTTGACGGCCTCGAGCGCGACGTCTGGGGTCACGTTCTCGTGGAGGGTGGTGTAGAGGTAGGCGCCGAGCGCCTCGTTTTGGATGCGGCTGGCCGTCCGGGCTTTGAGTTCCTCGGCGGCGATGCGGGTGCGCTCTGCGGCTTGTTCGGCTGCTTCCTCGTCGTCGCCAGCGTCGAGCTCGGCATGGCGTGCGGCGATCGTGGCGGCGAGCGCTTCCTTGCGTTTGGCCTCGTCGGCGATCTTGCGGTCGATGGCCTGGGCGATGCGGTCGGCGAAGAATTCCCGGTCGGTGATCCATCCGTCGCCACCTGGGCCGCTGCGTTCGATGTAGCAGCCGTAGGCGATTGCGGCGTCGACGTCGTCTTGGGTGAGTGTGACCGACTGGTAATGGCCGAGCGTTTCGATTGCGTCGGAGATCGCCGTTTCGACGGCGGTGCCTTTCAGCTTTTTCGCGAGGTTGGCCAGTTGATGCCAGCCGACCGGTTCGGCGAATGCTCCGCTCTTTTTGCGCTTACCGGTCGTCGCTTCGTTGACAAGCTGGTAGAACCGGTTGCCGGCGATGTCTTGGACGTCCCAGTCGCTGTCGTCTTGGATCACGACGTCGACGATCTGGTCGGCGAGCTCCGGTGATGCGGCGGCGACGGTCTCGAGGACTGGGACGACGTTGAGCGGGATCTCGCGGCGGTTGACGCTCTCTTGGATGGTCGGCGAGAGCCGCAGCAGCCGTAGGCGGTCCCTGATGCTTTGGACGGGGATGCCGAGCGCCTGGCCGATGGATGTTTCGCTGTGGCCGCTTGCGATGAGACGCCGGTAGGTGTTGGCCTGGTCGATCGGGCGTAGCGCTTCGCGGCGCATGTTCAGGACGGCGGCGGCGATGAGCTCGTCGCTCGCGCCGGTGTTTCGGATGATGCAGGGAACGACGCCGACGCCGGCGAGTTCGGCTGCGGCGATGCGGCGGTGGCCGTCGACGAGGGTGTAGGTGCCGGCCGTGGCGTCCCGGTCGACGACGATGGGGTTGAGCATCCCTTCGGACTGGATGCTCGCGGTGAGCGCGGTGAGCTCATCCGGATCGATGTAGGTGCGTGGGTTCCATCCGTCGACGACGGTGATCTTGCTGATGGGGAGCTCTTCGAGCTCGATCATGGTGTTTCTCCTGTTCTCGCCACGGCTCTCGCCGTGCGTGGCGTGGGTACCTGCTGAGGGTGGAGCTAGACGGTGTGCAGCGCGCCGGCGGCGACGCGCGCGTCATACAAGGCGCCCCAGGCCTTGTGGTTGGCGACCTTGGCGGCTGCGAGCTCGTCGATGTTGGCGAGGCTGCCCCGCTCGGCGAATGCGCGTTCCGCTTTGCGCAGGCGGGCGCGGGTCGCGTCGTAGTGCAGTTCGCGAAGGGTGACGTCGACCTGGTGGTCGAGGTCGGTGGTGGGAGGCGGGAGGTGGTCCATCAATTGGCCTTTGTGACGGGGAACCTGTTGGGGCCGCGTGGTGCACGGCGTTGTGGGATCCCGGTGGGTCGGAGGTGATGGGCGACGGGGTCGGGCTGGTGGTAGTCGCCCATCAGTTGCTCGGCTTCGGTTGCCGGTATGCGCCATGACGGGCGTGCGGCGCGTTTGCGGCCGACGTTGACGGCGCGGATGTCGCCGTCGTGGATCTTTCGGGTGACTGTCCGGGTGGAGACGCCGAGCAGCTGGGCGACTTGCTCGACGGTGAGCATCTGCGGCGTGACGTTCATCGATCGATCTCGAGGGTGAGGTCGACGTGCCGCTCGAGGTAGGCCTCGGCGGCTTTGTGTGATGTGAGGCAGCGCGGCCATTCGGTGACGATGTCTTGGACGGCGTCAAGGGCTGCCTGGTTTCCGTAGGTCCGCCCGTAGCGGAGGGCTGCGTCTTCGGCCTCGAGCGCGGTGCGGTCGGCGGTCTTGACGATCAGGCTGCACAGGTCGTCGGTCGATTCGATGCCGAGGGCCTGACAGATGGCGTGATCCATCCAGTACTCGAGCTCGCGCCATGCGACGCCGGCGACGTTCTTGACGGGGGTGATGAGGTCGCCGAGGTAGGCCTCGTGCGCGTCGTGGTGAAGGGCTGCGAGCGCCTGGTAGGCGTCGCCGGTGGCCTTGTGAACGAGGTGGCTGACGGTGACGGCGTGCTCGGCGACGCTGTAGAACCGGGTGACGTGTCCGCCCCATCGGCAGCTCATCGACAAGGCGTGGGCGATGTCTTGGATGCGGATGGACTGTGCGGTCGGTCGGGTGACGTTGACGGCGATGCCGCTGACGGTGTGGATGATCTTGTCGTCGGTCATTGCGCGGCGCCTTTGCAGGTGGTGTCGTGTTCGGTGTAGAGGTGCCGGCCTTCGGCGGCTGGTCGTTCGAAGAGCTCGCCGCTGCGGTCGCGGGTGATCGCGAACGTGCCGGCGGGATCTGGGAGCGGGTTGGCGGGGAACCGCTTGCCAAGCTCACCGGTGACCCAGAGGACGGTCAGGCCGCATTTGCGGCATTCGCCGGTGGTGTTCAAGAGGTGACGGTCGAGACGGCTGGTGGCGGTCATTCAGCGCGCCTCGAATGCTTTGACAGCGGCTGCGAGGTCACTGAGCGCGGCGACGGCCCGGTCGACGGATGGCTTCAACGTCGGATATTTGCGGGCGATGTCGCTGACGACGTCGGATGCTTTGCGGATGCGTGCCGGCGGGTCGATGTCGGTGATCTGCCGGCGCTTGTGCTCGCTGGCGGGCCCTTGGCCGCGTTCTTTGCGGATCAGGTCGACGGTCGGCTTCGGCCCGGTGCCGGCGGCGTAGTCGGCAAGGAGACGCTCGAGGATCGGCCTGTTGGCGATCGTGACGCCTTCGAGGTACGTCGACCAACTGACATCGTCGACGCGGTCGTGCTCATCCCAGACGCCAGCGGTTTGCCAATACCGCGTGGCCTGCTGTGGTGTGATGCCGATGTCGCCGGCGAATTGGATGACACGGCGCTCGCCGCGTCCGTTGCGGGAGCGGGCGTGCGGGTCGGCGGCGTCGTAGTCCTCGTAGGGAAAGACGAGGCACAGGAGGTCGCCGACCCGCCATTTGTCGGTGGTCATCCTGCCGACGATTCGACGGCCGTAGGTGACGGCGTCATCCCACGCCGCGTCGCCTCGTTCTGACTCACTGAGGCGATCGAGGTATGTCGTCGATGTCGGCAGGGTGCTCACGCGGCGAGTGCTCGGTCGACGGTGGTGCGCGAGACGCCGAGCACTGCTGCGATCTCGCCGGTCGTGAGGCCGGACTTGCGGGCGCGCTTGATGACCTTGGCGCGCTGGCCGAGGGCTTTGACGTGCTCGCGGCTCGCCTTGTCGGCCTCTTTGCGGGCTGCTTTGAGCTCGCGCGTGGCGGTCTTTGCGTCGATGGGTGTGGTGGGTGCCATTGGTTGGGTGGTGTCCTTCCTGGGAGGGTTGGGGTTAGTGGGCGCGGTGCCCGTATCGGGTGCGAAGCCAGCAGCACAGGGCGTCGCGTTGGTCGGGGGTGAGGTCCCCGATCTTTTCCGGCATTTGGTCGCCGGTTTCGCTGAGGACGTGGACGGCGGCGCGTTGGACTGCGGTGATGCCGATGCCTCGGACGGATTTGATGAGTCGATCGATCTGCCAGCCGTGGGCCCAGATCTCGGGGTGTTGGATGACGTTGGTGACGTCTCCGAGTGCGGTGCCAAGGTCGGCTTGGCGAAGCTGGGCGCGGAACTGTTGGCGGGGTTGGGTGATGAGGCGGTGACGTCGAATTGCTGCCTCCCTCGCGAAGTTCGGGTCGGTGAAGGGCGCGGAGGTGCTCATCGGGCGACGAGTCCGATGAGAAGTGCGATCGTGGCGGCGCCGGATGTGAAGCCGCCGGCGATGTGGGCTGCGGCTCGTGCCGCTGTCCTTGGCCCAGTGGCGATCTGGTCGGCGTCGATGGTGGACAGGCGGGCGCCGTGGCGGACGATCAAGCGACCGGCGTGCGGGCCGACTTGGACGCGGCCCTGGTAACGGCCTGCGCAGAATCGGTGAGAGCCACGCTCGAAGTACTTGACGACGTCGCCGATGGCGAGGTTGTCGGTCGTCGTGTTCATCGCGCGACCGTCCAGGTCGTCGGTGTCGACGATGGCGCCGGCGGTTGCGCGGCGGCGAGCGTTGTGCCGGTTCCGCCGGCCAGTGCGACGGCGGCGGCGATGGTGGTGACTGCGCGACGCATCGGGACCGGTGTCCTGGTGATCGGGTGCGTGGCGGTAGGTTCGCTCCACGTGGCCATTACGCGGCCTCGGCGATCATGCTGCGGATGACGCGAAGCTCGTGGTCGATGTCGGTGACGTCGCCGGCGACGTCGCGCAGGTTGTCGACGATGACGCGGAGCTTGTGGCGAATGTCGACGACGGCGAGCGCCGCTTGGTCGACGTGGCCGTTGGTGGTGAGCGGCCGTCCCGGCCGCTTGAGCGGCGTGACGTTGTCCGGCAGCTGGTGCGCCGTGGATTCCATCGCTATTCTCCTATGTGCATATCGGGCCCCTCGTTGTCTGCCAGGACATCGTCGGGGGGCCCGTGGTGTTTCCCACGGGGAACGCCGTGGGTCGTACAGTCGGTCTCATGGATGAGGTCACCGATGGTTTTTCCCAGTGCGTGCGCGATGCGCATGGCACTAAAGAGGCCGGGCTCGTAGTCCCGGTGCCGTTCGATTCGGATGACTGTGCTCTCTGAGACGTCAGCCGCGCGCGCAAGCTCTCGTCGTGACATCCCCGCATTGGTGCGGGCTTCCTCGAGTGCGAACGTCGACATGACCGAAACGCTATATGTCAGATAAGCCTATGTCAAGAATGACAGACGCAGAAACGCTAAACGCATGGAAGCCCTTACCGATGACCGTAGTCATATGTGACGATTTCGCCGTGACTGTTTTCTCTCGCGGGTTGCGGAGTGAACTGGCCCGGCTTGGCCTCTCTCAGGCTCGCGCGGGTGCTCGTGCATGGCCTGGCGAGCTCAACGCAACGCAGAAGGTGAATCGCTGGGTGACCGGAAAGAACGATCCCGGCGTGATGGATGCCTATGCGTTCGCGCTCTCGATCGGCACGACGCTCGAGGCGATCATCTCTGCTGGTGAACGAGTCGCAGGGGACGGCGTGCCGGCGGTGACCACTCCGCCGCTGCCCGGCGAAGCTCGTGAGCCTGACGGCGAAAGTACTGCCCGAGAGGGTCGGAGCGCTCGAGGCGGGCGGCGGCGTTCGTCATGATGGAGGCGACTTCCTCGAGGCAGTTAGCTCGGGTGGTTGCGTCGGCGGCGGCGTCGCTGGTCATCGTGGCCCTCCTCTAGGGTGCGTCGATTCGTTGCGCGGGAACCATTAACATCGGCAATAGGACGTCTCAACAAGAAAGTGCAGGACGCGGGTATATGAAGAAGCTGCTCATGTGGGGAGGCGGGATCCTGGTAGTGCTGATTGTGATCGGCGCGATCGCTGGTGGTGGCGACAAGAAGAAGTCTGACGACGGGGCGAAGACGCCCGAAACTACGACGACCGCGTCGAAGGACACAGGGAGGATGAGCAGCGGCGAATTCGACCAGTACTCGTCGACGTGGGCGGAGCTGCTGCACGAGAACGATCAGCTACTCGGTGGGACCCAGAAGTGCGCGACGATTGCGCAGGGCGGGCAGCTCGCCGAGGCCAGCAAATGCATGGAGGACGCCTATAGCGGCTTCGAAGGTAATGCCCTGCTCATGTCCGACTACCTCGACAAGATCGACGATGACGTCGCCGGCGCCTGCCGAAAGGCGACGCGGATCGCGAAGAACAACGTCGACCAATACAGCAGGCTCGCCAATACGTTCGCGCAGTCATTCATCAACCTCGACATCGAAACCGCCGGCGACGCTGTCACCAGGATGACGCGAGCAGGCGCCAACATGCGCAAAGCGCACGGCCAAGTCACCCTGAACTGCAGGCCGGAGTGAATAGGGCCGTGCGCTCGTGGCAAGCCGATCCGGAGCGGATCATCTCGTCAGAGTGATTCTGAATCGGATTCGGGGATCTCGGGCGGTGGGAACTGGACGCCTGGCGGCGGGTTGTTGGCGCCGTCCGGCGTGTTGCGCGTCATGTAGGCGATGAGTGCTGCGAGGCCGAGGCCGATGGGCATTCCCCAGGGGCCGAGGTCGTTGGAGAGCTCTTTCGGCCAGTCGACGGCGCCGAGCTGGCTGAGCAGGAGGGCGAGTGCGGAGAGCCATGTTGTGTGGATGATTCCCCAGACCTTGCGGATCGGGGCCCAGCTTGTGAGGCGTGACATTTGGGTTGGTTCCTCTCGGGAGGGTCGGGGCTAGAAGTTGCTGACGCGGTACGCGGCCCGAACGAGTGACTTGGTGCGTGTGCGCTGGGCGACCATTCCGCCGTTGGCCTGGTCGCCGCTGTTGCCGCTCGTGGTGTTGCCTTCGACGGTGTCGATCTCGTCGCCGCGGGCCCGTGCTCGGGCCATGGCGTGATGGTCGACGCGCGGGTCGCCGCCGATGAAGTTGATGAGCAGTCCGTCGCCGGGTTCGATTTCGCTCCATCCGACGACGCGCATGCCGTATTTGCCGGTCATCGCGAGCTCGAGGATGGCGACGGTGTAGAGGCCGTTGAAGAGGTATTGCCGCAGTGCGACGGCGGCGGTGCGGCTGCCTACGGCGAGGTACATGAGGAAGAAGAACTCGGCGCACCAGGGGTAGCCCATCGCTGCGATCCACGGTTGGACGTTGAGGTCGCGGGCCATGCGCTGCAACTCTGGGACCTTGTTGCTTTGCGCTGGGCTCTCTTTCAGTCCGACGTGGCGGAGGGCGAGCTCGAGGGCGCGGTCGCCAAGAGCTGCCTGGGCTTCGGCCTCGGCCGTTTGCCGTTTGAGCACCTTGCGGCGGATTGCGGCGCGGGCTGCCCAGCTTGCCGGGATGTTCTTGGCGCCGGCGAGGATCGCTTGGCCATCAGGGCCGATCTTGTTGGCGACCGAGAGGGTGAGGTACTTGTTGGGGTAGCCGAAGACGTATCGCTTGACCCAGGCGACGGCGCTGGCGGTGGCTGGTCCGTACTCGCCGTCGATCTTGAGGTTTCTGAGCGATGGGTGCGCTGTCCGAAGGTGTACTTGGAGGGCCTTGACGTCGTTGCCTCTCATGAAGGCGCCGCTGGTCAGAGCAAGGACGCGCGCCGTCCTCCCTGTGGCGGGTGCTGGCATGTGGTGTGGGTCCTTCCCTTGTCGGGTGGTGGGGTGCGGCTTAGATGCCGCGTGGGAGAAGCAGAAGCCACCAGGTGAGGACGCTGGTGGCGGCGAGGATCGCGGCGAGGGTTACTGCTTCGACGATCGCGCGAAGTGCTTGGCGACCGGGTACAGGCCGACGAGGACCATTCCCGTTGCCAGACGTGAATGATCGATCGACTCTTGAAGTAGCAGCTGGTCGGTGAGTGTGGCCACTCCAAGCCATGGCGGTAGTACCTTCATCGCCCACCATCTCAGCCGATAGCCGAGGCGGCTGGCGCCGTTGTCGCGTCGTGTTGGCATTCAATGCGCACCTTCCCGGCCAGTTACCGGCCGAATACTGTTTCGTTGGGTTTACGCCCATGGGAAGCGGACGCCGGCAAGGTGGAGCGAGCCGGGGTTTCCGCCGCCGTCGACGGGCGGGGCGAGATAGAGGACGGTGCCGTCTGTGTTGAATGTGATCTTGCAAACGAATCCGCCGGCGCTGGCCGGGACGTAGAACTGCGCGCCTGCTGTTGGCCGGAAACCGGCCGGGAGGGTGAACATCGTCTCGCCGCCGGCGGGGGTTGTTGGCTTTGAGACGGCGCCTCGGAAAATGATCTCGGTGGCGGTCTTCTTGTATCCGGCAAAGCCGGCATTTGCCCAGGTACCCGAGAAGGAAAGGCTGGCCCAGGCTGTGGCCCCTGAGATGGTTTTCCAGGTGGTGCCGGTGTCGAGGTAGATGAGTCCCTCGTCGGTCGCCTCGTAGATTCGACCCGCGATGGCGGCGGCGGGTCGGCTGGCGATCGTTCCTCGGAGGGCGATACAGGCGTCGTCGAGGGTATCTGCCATCGGCCCGAAGAAGAGCGGGACATTGTTGTCGTCGGTTCCCTGTGGTTTGAGGATTCCGAGGCGGGTTGTGGCGATGCTCATGGTGGCGTGTTCCTATCCGGCGGCGGCGGCGTCGAAGGTCGCAAATGCGGCGTTCTCGGCGTCGAAGGTCGTGAACGCTGTGTTGGCTGAGTCGAAGGTTGCGCCGGCGACGTAGTTGTAGTCGAGGGTCAGACCGGCAGGGATGAGGCTCTTGACGAACAAGGCCATTTCGGCGGTGGGAAGAGTGAGCTCGGAGACGCGGACGCGGATGGCGATGCTGTAGGGGTCGCCCTGGTAGCGCTCGTAGATGGCGACCCATTGCGCTCCGGAGAGGCGGCTTTTGATTTGTGCGGTGATGCCGTCGACGGTGCCGCGTGTCCATCCGGAATGGGCGGCGAGCTCGTCGCGGGCGGCTTGTTCGGTGATGCCTTCGGTGATCGGCGGACCGCTGAACTGAGCGATCCACTGGAACCAGGTGGGCGGGCAGATCGCAGGGTCGAACATCCAGCCCCACGGCGTGCCTGTCGCGGGTCGCGCGATGTCGTCGATTGCCTGGATTGGTGCGGCGATCGCGTCGACGAATGTGGCGAGCGGCCAGTCGGCGACTTCATCGGTGCTCGCAAATGGGGCGAGTTGGTCGTAGACGTATTCGCCGAGTGGGGTGAGCGCGATCATAGGGTCACCGTGCCAGTGACTGAGAATCCTGTTGGCACTGGTGCGACGCCGGGGAGGGTGTAGTCACTGGATGCACCTTGGATCGTGAGGGCTGTGACGGTGCGGATCCCCTCGACCTGGCTGATGATGTGGGCGACGTCGAAGTATCTGACCGTCTTCTCGAGAATCCATGTGTCGGTGTCGCCGGCGTTCGGGGCGCCCCACGTGGCCGGCTTGAGAAATGTGTAGACGGCGTCCTCGGCGCGGGCGGCGACGTCGGCGGTGTCGAAACCTGGATAGGTGAGGGCGGTGAATGTCACGGTGATCGGCGTGACGGTCGGCGGAGTTGTTGCGACCTGGAAGTTGACCTCGCGCAGACCGTCGAGATACGTTTGGATTGCTGTGCGGACTGATGCGCTGACCGGGTCGCCGTTCTCGTCGAGGGCTGCGATGCAGATGCATCGTTGGGTGTTTGTGCCGTCGCTCTGTCCAAGTGCCCAGGTGGTGCTATCGCCTTCATGCAGTGCGAGCTTGTCGACGTCGCAGATGTCAGCTGCGGCGGATCCAGCGAATGCGACGCGGACTGCTGCGAAGGCGGCGTTGGCTGGTGCGGTCGCGGTGACGGTCCGCTGTGTGTAGGTGCCGCTCGGGCATGATGCGGCCGTGCCGGAGCTCGTTGAGATGACTGCGCCGGCGGCGGTGTACCAGATGATGTCGGTGTGACAGTTGCGCGCGGCGCTGTTCGGGCGGAAGCTTGCGAGAGCGGTGTAGCTGGCGCCGGCTTGGACGGGGATGCCGTTGACGCCGACGTCTGTCTTGGCAGAGGCATCGCCGGCGGCGGATGCGGTGACTCGCAATGCTGCGACGCCGTCTGCCGATGTTGTTGTCGTGCGGGCGATCGTCGCGTTGGCGTCGACGTTGAGGCCGGTGGTGTTCGTCTCGATCGATGATTGGTTTGCGGTAAGTCGGTTGTGGTGTGGGTTGTAGCCGTCGATCGCGAGGGCACGGTGGACGCCGGGAACGCGGCGGGCGAGGATGGCGTAGTCGTCGGGAAGGACTGGGCGCGGTGAGATGAGCGTGACCTCTTCGCGCAGCCTGTCGAGGTAGGCGGCGTCGGTCTCGCCATCAGATCCGCCGGCGGTCGTTCCCGATGTGATCGTGATGGTGCTGACGAATGCCAGCGAGTCGACGAGGCTGATGGTGCCGGCGAGGTTGTTGGCTGCTGCCCCGGTGTCGACTGCTTGGATCGTGACGCCGGTCGCCGTGCTTGATCCTGGTGCGATGACGGTGTCGGTCGTCGTGGCGAATGGGACGGCGGTGTCGCCGTCCATCATTTGGACGATTGTGCCGGCGGGGATCGTATGGCCGAGCGTGTCGGTGAGTGTCCACGTCGTTGTCGCAGTTGCGCGGGTTGCTTCGATTGGTGCGACGCCGGCGACGTGTAGGCCCCAGGCACGGAAGATCTCGGCGCCGATGAGGCTGGCGACGTCGCGGGCGTCGGCTATCGCTTGGGCGAATGTGTCGATGATGATGGTCTCGAGGTTTGCCTCGGCCGGGGTCCATTCCGGGAATCGCCCTTGAATGGCGGCGATGACCTCGTCGCTGATTGTCCTGGCGTCCGTGTCGAGTGGCGTGGTGATGTATCCGTCCATCTGTTAGATCTCCTCGGCGACGGTGAGCGTGACTGCTTGGGTGATGGGGTCGACGATCGCGCGTTCGATGCGGCCGGTGAATCTGGGCTCGACTGCGCGGATCTCGTCGGCCAGGCGGTCGACGTCGACGAGTGGGTCGAAGACGGGGTCGGTGATCCCGAACTCGGGATTGGTGTCGAGCTGGCCGATGCGGTAGGACGCTGCGGTTTGGACGCACTGCGCGATCTCTGCTGAGCTGTCTTGTTCGACGGTTGCGGCGCCGCGATGGGTGAGGCGAAACGGTACGGCGAGGTGTGGTGTGCTCATGTTCCAGGGAGTGCGGTGTAGGTGGTCGGGATCCAGCCGATGACCCAGTAGCGGCCGCTGGTGTCTTGCGTGACTGCGCACTCGTCGCCGGCGACGGGGTAGCGCACGCCGCCGGGAACGGCCATCGGCTGCCATTGGCACGGGCCGATGATGTGCGTGCTTGAGATGGTGGGGATGACGACGTAGAGGTCGTCGCCTGGGGTGGCTGGCGCTTGCATGACGGTCGCGACGTGGACCGGTGCGCTTGTCGTTGCGTGTTGCTGGCGGCGGGTCATGCCGGCGAGGTCATCGATCGGGAGGCTCACGTCAGGGCGTCCCAGATGCTGCGTGCGCCGCTGATGACCGGGGTGAGTGTCCGGTTCGTGACCTCTGCGGCGCTCTCGAGGTTGATGTTGTCGGTGAAGCAGCGGAAGTCGGAGCGATACCGGACGGGGTGCTCGCTGATAGGTGTCGAGCCGAAGCCGATGACCTTGCCGTCTCCGATGTAAACGGCGACGTGGGCGGATGAGCCTGAGCCGTAGTGCGCCAGGTCTCCGGGCTGCGGTGTCGTGACGATCCGCCCGCGTGCAAGTAGCGTTGAGGTGTTCCCGGACCCGTTGTATCCAAGGCCGTTTGGATCTTCTGCGCCGGCGTCCTTGAAGCAGAGCGTGGTGAATTCGCTGCAATCCATGTTCGCGGTCTCTGCCATGGATCGGGCCATCGGACGCTTTTGCTTGTACGTCCATCGGCGCTTGTTGGCGAGTGCGGCCTTTGCGACGGTCACGATGCGCTGCCGTGGCGTGCCATAGACGGTCGCGGCGGCGCTGGGGATGTTGGTGCCGGCCAGGGTGACGGTTGGATCGGTGACGGGGTCGGTTTCGCCGGCGGGTTCGGGAAGCGGTTTTTGCGGGCTGGTGAGTTGCACCTCCGCATACGGCGACCAGATGTCACGTGACCATTCAGCGAGCAGCCAGCGGCCATCGGCGGCGCCCTGGTCGCTGACCAGGCAGACGGTGCCCGGTTCGGCGATGGTCGCTGGTGCTTCGGCAATGAAGCGGAGCGTTGAGAGCGGCTTGCCGATGTCGATGTCGTAGTCGATCCATTGGATACCTCCGACGTTTTCGCGTATCTGCATTGCCGGTGCGGCGCGCATGAGCTCGGTGTCGCTGATGAAGTAGAACCGGTCGCCGATTGTGAAGCGACGCCACTGCACTTCTTCCGCCATGCGTTGGGTGGCATCCCACGTCGATTCGGGGTCACCTTCGGCGCTGCCGCGTGTGAACTCGTAGCGGCCGCCGGGGTCGGCGCTGCTGTCGCCGGCCCCAGATGGGTCGGGTTCACCTTCCCCCATGTAGGCGGTAACGGTGCGCTCGGCCTCGGTTTCCCATTGGGCATAGGCGTCGGGGAACGCTGAGACCTGCACTGCCTGGCAAAGCTCGGTCAGTGCGTAGCCAGGTTTCGCGCGATTGATGCGCATGGCTTTCTCGTAGAACGCGGTGGCGTCGCGCTCGATGTTGCGTGATGCCGGCCATCCTTGCGATGGCCGCTGCTGGAAGAGTCCGACACTGTCTCGGTCTCCGCCTTTGAGGTTCAGCGCAGACGCTTCCTGCGTGATCGTCATGACGGCTGCGATGAGCACTTTGCGCGTGACACGGTGGGAGACGCCGCAGTCGAGGACACGTTCAATGTTGCGCCGTTGCTCGCCGGTTGCCTTGCGGTGTTTGACGGTGATCCGGGTGTTGACGCCGAAGCCGTAGTCGCGTTGCTCCGCTCGTTTGCTTGGGGATCGCCGCTTGCGGGCGTCTGTGATCGGCTCGCGTGTGCGGTTGGCGTGGGTGATGAGCTTCACGTTGGGAAGGTCTGCGCGGGCCTCTGCGATCAGTGATTGCACGAATCGCACGCGGGTCATCTGCGGCGATCGGCGGGCGACGCGTGGCTTGGTGTAGCCGCGCAAGATGGCGGCGGTCTTGTCCTCAAAGACGAGGGTCACCTTGTCGGCGCTCTTTTTGACCTGCACGAGGCGCCAGGTGAATCCCTCGAAGATGAGGTCTGATTCTTTGTTGACGATGCGCGGGGAGAGCAGGTCGGCCGATGGGTCGATGATCGTGAGCTCGAGGGATGATGCGATCTCGATGGATCTGGTGATCCGTCCGGAGACCGCTGCCCGCTCGAGGCGGAATGTGAGGCCGGTCGTGCGGAGTGTGAGCGCGTCCGGGCTGAGGTTTGCAGAGGTGAGGGCCATCTAGTCGGTGCGTGGCACTTTGATCGTCTGCCCCGTGCGCAGCACGGCGCGGGGGTTTTTGATGGTCGGGTTGAGGCGCTGGATCTCGCGCCATCTGGCGGCCTTGTGCAGAACGCGCGCGGCGATCTTCTCGAGGGTGTCTCCTTTGCGTGCGGTGACGGTGCCGGGCCTGACGGGTGCCTTCTTCTTAGTCGGCGTCCTACTGGTCACCTGGTCGCCGGCGACGTACTCGGTGAGCGTGACGGTCACGGCCTGGCGGCTGCGCTGATTGCGGGAGTTGTAGTCGGCTGCACCCCACTCGAGGCCGGTGACGACGTAGACGAGGTCGCTGTGGGGAACTGGCCCGGAGACCTTGACGTGTGGTGGATCTCCGCCCGTCGAGATGGGTGTTGTGAGTGCTTCGATGAGTGCGATGTCGCGCTCAACGTTGCCGTCGACATTGAATCGGTCGAAGAGGATGGCCAGCGTCAGCTTTCGCGGGACCTGTCCGTCGTAGATGGTGAGCGGTTTGCGTTTTGGGCGGGTCTCTGTCCGCCAGTTTGCGCCGCCTTCCGTTCTTGGTATGTCATCACCGAGCGGGCAGCGGACCGCGATGTTCGTGCCGATTCCGGTGAGGGTGACGGTGCTCATCGTCCACCTCTCCGGGCCCGGCGGTCGGCGGCGACATTGGCGACCGCGTGTGCAACCTGCCGGCCGTCGATGTTGACGGCGGTATTGATCTGGCGTCCTCCGGTGACGTCAGACAATGAGGTCGCCGGTGCGGCCGTGTTCACCCCGAGGGCTGCTTGGGTTGCGCCGTTCTGTTGCTGCACTCTCGTCATCCAATCGGAGACCTCGCTATCTGAGGGCCCGTGATTCCATGGCAGCCAATTCCAGGCGGCTTCGACCTTGTCGAGGAGCGAGACGGTCTTGTCATAGGCGGCGGTGATGAATCCGACGAATGCCTTGATCGGCCCTCGGAGAGCGGAGAGCTTTGAGATGAGACCGCCGGCGTATTGCATGCCGTCGGCCATGATCTCGCCGGTGCGTTTGAGTCCTTTCTGGACATCAGGGTCGGCGAGCGTCTTGTTGAGCCAGGCTGTGAGGCTCTTAAGTTGCGGGATGAACGGTGCGATCAGGTTGCCGGCAGCTTGGCGGGCGCCGTCCTTGATGCTTGACCATTGGCCGGCGAGGGTTTGTGACTGTTTGGCCATCATGCCGCCGAATCGGTCGTTCATTCCTCGAGTGACTGCGGCGATTGCCGTGTCGGCGTCGACGGCGCCTTCGGAGACCTTCTTCATCGCGGTCGCCGTGTCGGTGCCCATGGCTTTCGCGAGCATCTGCCACGCCGGGACGCCGCGCTCGGTGAGTTGCATCATCTCTTCCGAGCTCGCCTTGCCTTTGGCCTTCATCTGGCCGAGGGCCATGATCATCCCGTCCATTTCCGGTTGGGCGAGTCCGAGGCCGGCGGCGGCGTCGCCGACCGATGTGAGCATTGGCTGTACGTCCTCGGCCGCAAACCCCATCGCCATCAGCTTCTGTGATGACTGGATGAGTCCCGGGAGCTCGAACGGGGTTTTCGCGGCGAACGTCTGCAATTCGCCGAGGAAACGCTTGGCCTTGCCGCTGTCGCCCATCATCGTCGTGAAGGCGATTTGCGCTTGTTCCTTCATCGCCTCGAACCTGACGCCCATGCTGACGATGCCGAGACCGCCGGCGACGGCGACCAGGGCGCCGGTCTTTGCCATCGACTTCATGGCAACGCCAAACTTGCCGCTCGACTTCTCGGCGCTGGCGACGGCGCCTGAGCTCGTGCGTGATGCTGAGGCGGCGCTCGCGCCGATCTGGTCGACGGCGTTGGCGGCTTCCCTGGCGTCGCTTTTGAACTTTGGAAGGTTGCGCATCCAAAGTGAGAGGGTGATTTCTTCACCGGCCACGGCCGACCGCCTCCCCGAGTTGGTTGATGATGCAGATGGCGAGGTGTTGGTGCATCAGTGCCATCTCACGCGCCGCCGCGTTGATCGCAGCCTCGGTGAACGCCGTGACGACGGGGTCGGTTGAGAGCGCAAGGTCTGGGGTGATGTTGTGGGCTGCGGCGACCCCGATTCGTGTGGCGGCCGCAGCCCATGTCATTCCCCCACGGTGAGCGGGCCGAGTCCTTGGTGGGCCGTCTCGATCCAATCCTTGATCTGTCGGCCGAGGCTGACCCTGGCGAATTCGTTGGGAAGGACGCCGGCCACGACCTTCGCGGCGCCATCGGCGAGGATCCCGAAGACGGCGGCGAGGCGGTCGTCGAATCGCATGGGTGCGCCGCCGTGTGATCCGATGGCCGTGGTGATCTCCGGGTCGGTGATCTGCGGCTCGAGCCATTCGCGCAGCGGCTGAAGGTCACCGGAGTCGGTACGGAAGAACAAGGCGACCGTTGCTTCGGCGATGAGCGCGTCCGCTGCTGCCACTTCGGCTCGAGTACCTGGAACGGATCCGGCGTTCGCGACGAGCTCGACGGCCCTGGTGTATGGCAGCGCTTGGACCATGGCGACCATCCCTGGAAAACCAGGGATGTCGAAGTGCTCCGTTCGTTCTGCTGCGAGCTGGTCGCGTCGGGCCCGCAGTTGGGTCACGATGTCGCTCATGCGGCGACCGTGATGGTCGCGGAGGTGACCTCGATCGACATTTCCGCGTTTTCGCTCGAGTCGCTGTCGACCTCGGGTGCCATGACCTTCGCGAGGACGCCCTTGTAGACGACCGGGGCGCCGAACGCGATGCCATCGACGTCGAGCGGCTGCTTGGTAACGACGACGTCGCCCTTGCCGGTGAGCGGGATGAGCGTGCTGTAGGTCGCGTGATCGTAGAGCTTGGTCACGGTGACCGGCTCGACGCTCTTGGCGCCGCCGCGTGCTCGAGGTTCGGCCATGCCGCCGGGGCGGTAGACGCTGGTCGCGCCGGTGCTGTCGCCGCCGGTCTGCTTGTCCCAGACGCCGAGCGCTTTGCCGTTGATGACGACGGTGACGCGGTAGCGGTCTTTGGCGGTGCCGGGCATTAGATGGCCTCCTCGGTGCGGGTCTTGACGATGGTGACGGTGACGAGCTCGCCCATCTGGCCGATGCGCATGGCGATCGCCGCGCGGATCTCGCCGTTGGCGATGGTCGCCGGGGTGTTGACGCTCTCGCCGACGTCGACGACGAATGCCTCGTCGGGGGTTTGTCCGTAGAGGGCGCCTCGGTCGTAGTAGGCGCGCAGTGCGGCCGTGAGCTCGCCTCGGTACTCGGCGAGGGTGTGGCCTTTTGCGTCGAGGTTGCGGAAGATGTACCGCTCGCCGATCGCTTCGGCGTCGGCCTGGACGGCCATGACGGTCCGGGCCTGGTGGATCTCGCGCCATGCGGCTTCGGTCTGCGGGTTGACTACGCTCCTGGCGCCGTATGTGCGGACCTGGCCGTCCATGACGCGGGCGACGTTGACGCCTGCCTCGTTGAGGGTGGTGCGTTCGGCGTCGGTCCATGCGATCTGGGAGAGGCCGAGGATGTTGCTGACGCCGGCGATGCCGGCTGCTGGGCGGTGCGGTCCGAAGTCGACGTCGGCGCGGGCGGTGAGGCCGGCCTGGACGGCGCTGTAAGGGACGGTGCGGGTCGTTCCTGGGGTGAGGCCGGGGATCACTGCCCAGGGGCCGTAGGCGGCGGCTCGTTTGCGTCCGGTCAGGGCGCGCAGGGCTGCGACGGCGCCTGTGAGTGTCGCGACGGTCGCCGTGTCGGGGATGTCGAGAATGGCGACGCGGTTGTTGGTATCGGCGTGGGCGAGTAGCTGCGTGTGGGCGGGCGTCGTTGTGCGACCGGGGTGGCTGACCTGGCCGGGGCCGAGCGCTTTGGCGAAGAGTGCGAGAGCGGTGGCCCACTGGGTGTCGGTCGCGTTCGCGACGTCGCTGACGCCGCCGGTGAGGGGAGTGGCAGCGGTGATCGCCGGGTCGGTGCTGGTGACGGCGGTGACGCGGATGTAGCTGGAGCTCGCGAGGGCCCAGTTGGCGGCGGTCGCATTGTCGACGAGGGATGGCGACCGCTCGACTTCGGTGCCGGATTCGAAGACGACGAGCTTGTATTCGCCGCCGGCGTCGCCGGCGATGACCTGCACGCTGAGGTTGTTGCCCCATTCGCCGGGGCTTGCGGCCTTGACGGTAATGGCTGCGGAGATGGTGACCTGGGCAGTCGCTGCGGCCGGTCCGATGACACGGCCGACGTACATTTGCGCGCCGCCGTTGCGGAAGAACGTCTCGGCGGCGTCGTAGAGGACGCTATCGCTGCGTCGGTTGCCGAGCAGGGCAACGAATCGCGCGAGGCTTGTGACGCGCACAGCTTCGGTGGTGGACCCCTTGTCAGAGAATCCGGTGGCGAACCATGTGCCGGTGCTGGACTTCGCGCCGGCGGGCGGCGCCTGGTCGATGACGGAAACTTCGATTCCTGGGCGGCTCACTGGTTATCGCCTTTCTTGGTCTTGGCCTCGGCCGGCAGGGCGACGAGGTCGCCGTTGTCGATGAGTTGCTGGTCGTGTGCGGCGTCGCTTGGCGTGCATGTGGCGCCGGGTGGGACGGTCCTCCCATCGGCGAGGTCCACCACGTGCGTCGCGACGTTGATGTGGGTGGTCATAGCTCCTCCATGGGAGTTCTGGGGGTTGCGGTTTCGGTGTGCGTCTGGATGACGGGGTCGCCTGCCGGCGGGTCGCCGGGGTTGA